GCCAGCTTCAAGGCCCGCCATGCTGCCAACATTGCCAAGGGAAAGATGAGCGCGGCGTATTGGGCGGATAAAGTGAAGTGGTGACGCGCAGAATGGTTTCTGCTAAAGCGAAATAAAGGAGTCCCGAATGATTAGGTCTTTTTCCCCAGCAAGCGCAGGCACGGTAAACATTACCGTTTCTGGGTCATCCCAGCGTGTTCTTGTCGCCAAGCGAAACGCTCCCGTTACCGTTCGCATCGTGAACAACGGGACGGCGACCGTTTGGCTTAATGCTGGCGACATAACCGTCACCGCAAGCACAGCAACCAGCGCGCCAATCGGGCCGGGTGTCCATGAAGTTTTGACATTTTCGCCGGGTGCGAATGGTGATCTTTATATTGCCGCCATTGCAGCCGGTGCCACCGGAATCATCTACTTCACTCAGGGTGAGGGCGTCTAATGTCCGTGCATTGGGGTGGCCCCGGTGCTGGCCATGTCAGCCGTTGGAGCGTAGCCACTACTGGTGTACCAGTCCTGTCGCTGAACTTCCTGACCAGCAACACCCTCGACCCGCGCGTTACGTTCACTCGATCCACCACAGCTACGTTTGTCGGCAGTAATGGCCTGATCCAGACAGCAGCAATCAATGCCCCGCGCTTCGACTACAACCCCGTCACGCTCGCGCCCAACGGCCTGCTGATCGAGGAGCAGCGGGTGAACTCGCTACTGTATAGCGATCAGTTTCAGCAAGCAACATGGTCGAAGGTCGGCGTTGTCACCGCAAACGCAACGACTGCGCCGGACGGGACGACGACTGCGGATAGCGCCGCGACTGATGGCAGCAACGCTCAAGTCGCTCAAGGCGTGGTCATCGCATCCGGCGCGACAATGGTCGGCAGCGTGTATCTTAAGCCAAATGGTCTTAACGCAGTTGAGATTGTTTTGCTCGCCGCGAATAACACAACGCCATACGCGCGGGCGACATTCAATGTTGCGACCGGCGTTATTTCCGTGGCCGTAGCGACCGCTAACGGCGGCACCAACGCATCAGCTGCTATCGCTCCCGCAGGCAACGGTTGGTACCGGTGTTCCGTGACTGTTACTTACCCGGCGACAACATCCGCAGGCATACGTATCAACGCAGCGGGCGCAACAGGCGCATTTTACGGTTGGGGCGCGCAGTTCGAAGCCGGTGCATTCGCCACCAGCTACATCCCCACCGTAGCCTCCACGGTCACACGCACGACTGACGTTGCGTTGATGACGGGTACGAACTTCTCAAGCTGGTACAACGCCAGCGAGGGGACGCTGGTGACATCAGCTTTGCCTATCGTTTCGTCGGTGTCCAAATACTCTTGGTCATTCAACGACGGCACCGGAACCGAATTGATCGCCCAGTATTTCCTGAACGTCAACGCTGGCGGATTTGTGGTTGATAACGGGTCTGCACAGGCTCAGATTGAAGCTGGGACCTTTTCAGGCGTTTGCAAAACGGCTTTTGCCTACAAAATTAACGATTTTGCATTGAGCCTGAACGGCGGCACGGTCACCACCGATACTGTCGGAACGATACCGACCACTACCCAAGCGCAAATCGGTAACAGGCCAGACGGTTCGCGTACTATGAATGGCCACCTCCGCACCCTTACCTACTACCCCTCCCGCCTCACCAACGCGCAGCTACAGGCACTCACAGCATGATCGACCTGTATCTCAAGACGCTCACCGAAGCTGAAATGACTGCCGCGCTGCTGGCTGCGGGTGTCATTGACGATGAAGGCAACCCGGTGTCTGGCGTGTCGCTCGATCACATCGGGCCATTCAGCCGCGTGACGGGCTACGACAAGGCCGACGAGCCTATCGTGGTGGACTACCCCGGCTGGCACACCAACCTGCGCGGCACTTTTGACGACGAGCAGCTTGCTGCGTTGACACCGTTATGTGTTGAGCCACCAATCCCATATCGCGTGTGGGCGTAACACAGTGAAAATCCCGATCCTGACAGGCATTTACACGGATAACGGGCCGGATTTCCGCACGGCCTATCCGGTGAATCTTGTGCCGGTGCCATTGCCCAACGGGATTGACGATGGCTTTATGCGGCCTGCTGATGGCATCATTGCGAACGGAACGGGGCCGGGCATTGACCGTGGCGGCATCAATTGGAACGGCATTTGCTATCGGGTGATGGGTTCCAAGCTGGTTATCATTAACAGCGCAGGAGCGGTGACGATTCTCGGCGATGTCGGCGACGATGGCCGGGATGTGACGCTTGACTATAGCTTTGACCGGCTCGCCATCGCCTCCAATCTGAATCTATTTTACTGGTCGCCGTCTCTTGGCCTTGTGCAAGTGACCGATCCCGATCTGGGCATCGTGCTAGACGTTGTTTGGGTCGATGGCTATTTCATGACCACCGACGGCGAGTTTCTGGTCGTCACTGATTTAAGTGATCCTTTCGCCGTCAATCCGCTGAAGTATGGTTCATCCGAAGTTGACCCCGATCCGGTGGTGGCGCTGCTGAAGCTCCGCAACGAAGTCTATGCGCTCAACCGCCAGACGATTGAAGTGTTTGATAACGTAGGCGGTGATCTGTTCCCGTTCCAGCGTATTGATGGCGCACAAGTAGAAAAGGGAGTTGTCGGCACTCATGCTTGCTGCATCTTTTTAGAAACAGTGGCGTTTCTGGGCGGTGGCTTCAACGAAGCGCCGGGCGTCTATCTCGGCGCAAACGCCACGGCCAACAAGATCAGCACTCAAGAGATCGACACGATCTTGCTGGACTATACCGAAGAACAGCTTGCGACCGTCAAGTTGGAGGCCCGCAACGACCGGGCGCACCAGTATCTTTATATTCACTTGCCAGATCGGACACTGGTGTTTGATGGCGAGGCCACCAAGGCACTGAGCCAGCCGGTGTGGTTCATCCTGACAAGCAGCATCGTCGATTACAGCCAATATCGGGCGCAAAGTTTTGTGTGGTGCTATAACAAGTGGCTCGTTGGCGATCCAGAGTCGTCGGCAATCGGCTATTTTGACATCGATGTATCGACGCACTGGGGCGCTAACGTGCGCTGGGAGTTTGGAACTACGATCATCTATAACGAAGGCCGTGGCGCTATCGTGCAGCAACTTGAACTTGTCAGCCTGACAGGCTCGGTTGCATTCGGCACCAACCCGACGATCAACACATCTTACTCGACCGATGGGCAGACATGGAGCCAGCAGAAGGTCATCAACATTGGCACCACAGGAGACCGCGCAAAGCGCCTTGTGTGGTTCCAGCAGGGATGGATGCGCAACTGGCGCATACAGCGGTTTCAAGGCACCTCACAGGCCCACATGTCGTTTGCTAGGCTAGAGGCGGCTATCGAGCCGCTGGCCTTCTAATGGCCGTTCAGCGCCTCAGTCTGACGCGCGACCAGCTTGCGTCTTTCCTGCAAGACTTTGAGCAGATCAAGCAGTTTGAAAAGCTGTTTGCGACGGTTGACACTATCAACACGGTTATTCTTGACGAGATTAGCGTTTCGGCAGGCACTGCCTTTGCGACGGCAAACGAGGCGCTGGCCAGCATTGCGGCGATAACGGATGTTTTGGATGTGGCGGCATCTCAACCGGCAACGCAGAACAACAACTCAATTAGCACTGATTATATTGACTTTAACCTTAACGCTCCGCATACGTCCTTGATAGCCAGAGCCGCTTGGAATCCATCAGACCAGACCCTTGACATCGGCATGGAGTATGGCGTCGTTCAGCAAGTGGGTTTGGAGCAATACGCTAGGGTTGCAAACTTTACCGGCGTGACGATCCCCAACGGCACCGTCGTTGGCTTCACTGGTGCTGTTCCTGATAGCGCCTTGTCAGTCTCGCCCTACCTCGCCAACGGCGCAACAAACACGCTGTATGTCGTTGGCGTCATGACGCACGATTTGCCCGATAGCGGGGAGAGGGGATACTGCACCACATTCGGCTTTGTGCGCGATGTAAACACCAGCGCGTTTGCTCTCGGTGACGTTCTCTACGCCTCCCCGACAGTTGCTGGCGCATTCACTAACGTAAAGCCAACGGCACCGAACAACGTCGTTCCAGTGGCGGCGGTATTGCAGGTCGGCACGACCGACGGCATCATCTTTGTGCGCCCGACGATTGAACAGCAGATTTACTACGGCGAGTTTACCAAGCTGGACACGCAGACACCCGCAGCGGCTAACACGGCGTATGCGTTGGTTTTTACCAACACCGAGATTGCCAACGACGTTTCTTTGGGTACGCCTGCGTCCCGCGTTGTTATCGCCAACGCCGGTCTCTACAACATTTCGGTGTCGGTGCAGATCACTTCCACCAA